CGCTAATGGCAGAGGATGAATTCTTTAAAGCTGTCGGATACCGCATGGAATTAAATGCACTGGTAACTAGAGAGGCTAACAAGGAATACAGTAACTTAATTAAAAATGGTGTTGATGAAGTTACAGCTGCACAGCAATCGGCAGCATTGCATCAAAAGCTTTTGGTTGAGCCTACAGCTGAAATTGAAGAGGCGGCTAAATCAATGGCTGCTACAACTACATTTACTCGTGATCTTGAAGAAGGATTACAAGGCGCTCAAAGATTCTTGAAGGACACACCAGTCCTGAAAATATTCTTCCCATTTGTAAAGACTCCTACCAATATTGCGATGGAGGCTATGAGTCGTACTCCAATTATAAATTTTGCCTCTCCTAGATTTTGGGCTGATTATAATGCTGGTGGTATTCAAAGAGACATGGCAATTGCTAGAGTTACTTTAGGCTCTGGCATTATTTATGGAGCTGGATCTTATGCTCTTGATGGCAGAATAACTGGGTATGGTCCAATGCGAGATGAGGACAAGAAAGCTTTAGAAGGTACAGGCTGGCAGCAGTTCTCATTTGTGTTTAATAAGTCTGATGTCAGTCCAGAGTTGATTGCTCAGTACAAACAAATTACTCAGATCAAAGAGACACCAGATAAAGTTTACATCAGCTACGCTGGTATCGAGCCATTCTCTTCCATGCTGTCTATTGCCGCCACAGCTGGTGAGTATGCGATGGTAGACGGTAGCGAAGTAGACATGGAAAAGCTAATGATGGGTGGCGCTTTAGGTTTATACCAATACACATCTGAACAGCCTATGCTGCAAGGCTACGGTGAGTTGATGAAAATGTTTTCGTCCAAGGCAAAGGATGCACCATCAATGCTTTATAACGTGATGGCACAGGTATCCAAACAGACTAGCTCATATGTAATTGGTGGATCTCCACTTGGCGCTTACTCATCATTTATTGCCAGCATTGAGCGTGTTATGAAACCAGAGAAAAGCTTAGTCATGGAAGCGGTATCTCCTGATGATGTTGGCATTCTTTCTGGTGCTGAGAAAGGATTTTGGGAGGCATACGCACAAGCTAAATCTAGAAATCCACTTACATCAGATACCCTACCAGTACAGCTAGATCCAATTACAGGCAGTGAAAAACGTATTGGTAAAGGTAACTGGGCTGAAATGTTTGATCCGTTTAAATCAAGCGATGGGAAGTATTCTCCAGCTCATGCTGTGCTAGTGGAATACAAAGTACCAATGCCTAAGATACCAAAGAAAATTGATGGTGTTGAATTAACTGACAAGCAATACAATCAATGGATTGAAATAGCTACTCAAACATTTAATCTTGAAGACAATATTGTCAAGCTTGGATCTAGTAAAGAGTTTAAAGCATATGCATCACAGGATCTTGCTGGCGCTCAATCATTGATAACCAAGCTTATATCTGATGCATACAATGGAACACCAACTAATCAAGGCGCTAAATACATATTGCTTGCTGATCCAGAAAATATGGATCTAGCTGATGCAATTGAAGGTGTAAAAGAAAAGCAGCGTGAATATGGTAAATATAAACAGTAAGGACTAACATGGCAAACTATCCAATATCAAACGTATCACGAAGAGTGGTCTACACAGGTAGTGCTGGTGTGGGTCCATACTCATTCTCATTTGAAATCATTGCAGCTGGTGACGTAGATGTCTATAAGAATGACACGCTACTTACGCTGACTACTAACTACTCTGTCACGATCAACAGCAATGGCACAGGATCTGTGACTCTGGTATCAGCTGCTACTGGCAGTGATCGCATTACCATTGTCGGAGCTAGAGCGATTGAGCGAACCACAGACTTTGTAACTGGTGGTGACTTGTTTGCTAATACGCTGAATGAAGAGATCGACTCGCAGACTATCTTTGTGCAGCAGGTAGCAGAGACAGCGGAACGCTCCATCAAGGCTCCAGTAACGGATCCTACCAACATCAACATGACGCTACCATCACAGACTTCACGAGTTGGTAAGACGTTAGCATTTGATTCTAGCGGTAATCCTATAGCTGGGGATCCAATTGGTAACTGGCGAGGTGATTGGGCTGCTGCAACATCATATCAAAATCGTGACTTAATTAAAGACACAACAAACAGCAATGTATATATTGCATTGTCTGCTCATTTGTCTGCTGGCTCACTACCAATTACCACTAATGCTGATTCAGCAAAATGGGCATTAGTTGTAGATGCTGCGGCAGCTGCAACTTCTGCTAGTAATGCTGCAACTTCTGCCAGTGCTGCTGCTTCTAGCGCAAGCGCTGCAAGTACGTCTGCTTCTAATGCTTCTAGCTCTGCATCAAGTGCATCAACGTCTGCTACTACAGCAACAACCCAAGCAACCAATGCATCCAACAGTGCATCAGCTGCTGCGACAAGCGAAACAAACGCAGGTAACAGTGCATCATCAGCATCTACTTCTGCCAGCAACGCATCCAACTCAGCAGCATTAGCGGCTGCATCAGCTGCGTCTGGATTGTATTCTGCTGTAATAGATAAAAGCGCAAACTACACTGTAGTTTTAAATGATGCTGGTGATTTAATTCGTGTAACCACAACAAGTGGTGCAGTTACAATTACTCTTCCAACTATTAGTACAGTAGTAGATGGATTTAAAGTTGCTATAGTTAAATGGACTGGTGACTCTAATGCTGTATCTATTGTTAGATCTGGATCAGACACCATCAATGGCGCAAATTCAGCAGCCATAGGATCTCAATACACTACCACTACATTTGTTGCTGACTTTGAGACTAACCAGTGGCTTGCAGTAACTAGTGGACTTGGATCAACTAACGTAGCAGTTGATCAATTCAGTGGCAATGGGTCTACCGTAGCATTTACTTTATCTGGTGATGCAGGTAGTGAGAATAATACTCAAGTATTTGTATCTGGAATCTATCAAGAGAAAGATACTTATTCATTGTCAGGCACTACTCTGACATTCTCTGCTGCACCACCTACTGGCACTGGCAACATAGAGGTAGTGTGGACTGCTCCACTGTCTATTGGTGTGCCTAGTGATGGCACTGTTACTTCTGCAAAAATGGCAGCTGGCGCAGCTGCTGCTAATCTTGGGTTAAGTGCATGGTCAGTATTTGAATCAGGTGGTGTGCTTTTTTTCAGGCATAGCGGTACAAATAAATTTAGAATTGATAGCTCTGGAAACTTAACTGTTACAGGTAATGTAACGGCTTATGGGACTTTATAATTATGCCTATACCAGCGTCCGGCACAATATCAATGGATACACTTGCCACTGAGTTTGGTGGCACAGTACCTCATTCTTTAAATGAATATTATCGTGGTGGTGGTCTTGTACCAAACTCACCTACTAATACTCCAGTTCCAACTTCTGGTCAGATTGCATTAAATAATTTTTATGGAACTGCAAACAGAGTATCAATTGCTTTACCTATAGCATCTCCAGCATATAACTATGACGTATACGCAAACCGCAGTCCTGCTTATGTTGCTGGTACGTCTGATATTACAGTTACTGTAGCAGCGCCCGTAACTGTTGGTAGTACATCTACACCTACTTATGCTTTACTTGTTCCATCTGCATTTAGCCCAACGGATACCGTAACTATTGTAAACAACGGTGTTATTCAAGGCATGGGCGGTGCTGGTGGTGCTGGTGGTAGTAGTGGTAACGGAATAGCGGGTTCAGTTGGCGGTAATGCTATTTATGTTAATCGTCCAACAACCATCACAAACAATGGAGTAGTAGCTAGTGGTGGTGGCGGTGGCGGTGGCGGTAGTTATTCCTCTGTATTTGTTAGCCCTAAATCTCCTCCTGCTTTGTATGGCGGTGGTGGTGGTGGTGGCGGTGCTGGATTTAATGGAGGAGCTGGCGGTGCTGGAGGTACTGGTAGCGGCCCAGCATATACCGGCTTTGTGGGTGGTTCGGGAACTAGTCCGGCTGGTGGCGCTGGTGGTGGTGTAAGAGCTGGCAGCGGTGCTGGTGTTGGCGGTACGGGCGGTGGTCGAGGCGCAGGGGGTACGGCTGGAGCACCTTCCAGCGGTGCTGGCGGTGGTGGTGGCGCAACGGGTAATTATATTGTTGGGAATCCATTTGTAACATGGCCTGTAACAGGAACACGTCAAGGTAATGTAGCTTAAAGAGGAAAACATGAATACTTTAAAAATGAAAATTACTGGGTACGATGAAGAATCAAATTCTTTATTGGTTGCTTTTGCTTCTGATGACACTGCGTCCCAAAACCCAGAATCGTACCCTTCTTTAGCGTATCAACCACTAACCATGTGGCCTGATGTAACTGACATTGATACTTTAAAGAAAAATATTGCGGTTTCAGGTATGTGGCAAGTAGAACAACAAGCTAAAAAAGAAGCGTTTATAGCCAACCCTGCAAAAATTGCTGAGTACAAAGCATTGGTTGGACAAGAGATTGAATATAATATTTCTGATTTAATTCCGCCAGCTCCTGAACTTGAGTATTATGTTTTTGGAGAGCCAATATGATTTCAAAACCACACCCCGCATTTGGTTATGTCATTTTTAGAACATATATGTTAGCTGGAGAAACGCTTAATGATGACCTTATGACAAATAATGTTATGGTTGTCTCACAACAAACTACTCCTACTGATCACGGCAAATCAGGCAATACAGGAAAGCAATATATTTTTTATATATTAAGTGGTAAACATGAGTATAAAAATAAAGAAACTGGAGAAACACACACGTTTAGTCGTGGGTATTGTTCTTTAGAACAAGGATTACCAGTTGGGTCTTACGACGCTAAGTTTTTGGAATCAGGCGATTTTTTATGCTTTAATACCCACGCAGCAAATAAAGATAAACCTTTACCTCCGCTAGAAGTTTTTAAATTAGAGTCTGGTAAATCAACTACGCTACCTAAAGATACTAAATTATTTCTTGCTGAAGGCTTACTAACTATTGATGAAACAACTGTACCAAGCATGAAGCAGATTAAAGTAGTTAATGAAGATAAAATTGCCACGGCTGTAAGCGATTGCTATGGACTTATTTTTAAAAACTAATAAGCGTTTTGAGTTAGATAAAATTTTATTTACTTTAAATTCGTCTGACGTTATAGAGGAATATAAAACTCCACAGAAATATGGATTAGCATTAAAAAAGAAACAAGACTTTATATCTGTGCCTAATATATTGTATAAAGTTGAAGAGCGTATTAAAGAAATAGTGTATGAACAATTGCCTAGTGGTTTGCTTGCGATAGAAAATCCAACCGTTAAGTTATTAACGGTAACACCGTCAAGCAATAACAAAACTACAATGTTAGCGCCACATGTTGATATAGGCAGAAAGTGCTGTTTAAACATTTATATTAATACCCATGCGGAACGTACTATTTATTATGAGTACAAAGCTGGGAAGGTGGAAGAGTTATCAAGTTTTATTGCGAGTGATGGTGAGTGTTGGTTAATAAATGTATCAAAACCACACGCTGTTTTGTTATCTCCACCTCATATTAGAAAGGCTGTCACTATTTCTTTTGTGTCTACCCCATACGAAGAAGTAGTTAAACATTTTTGTGATGAATAAAAATTTATTTGTTATAACGACTAACTGGCAAACTGTTATAAATATTTTTGCATTGTTGTTTTCAGTGCATGGAATATATATGCTATCCAGTGGGGATTCGTTATGGTGGATAGGTTTGTCATTCATTGTGTATTCTGTATTTAATATATCTGTAACTGCTGGGTTTCATCAGTTGCTTACGCATAGGTCTTACTCGTGTAGCAAATTTTGGGAATACTTGTTTGCAGTATGTGGAACATTAGCATTTCAAGGAAGTTCAATATCTTGGGTGCATTTGCATTACATACATCACAATACTTCTGACACTGAAGAAGACCCGCATGTAAGAAGTTTATGGTTTTTTATATTTAAGAAATACAATAGTGTTATTGTTAAACCTAGTAAAAATGTAATGACGTTATTAAAAGATCCAGTGCATAAACTATTGCATATTTATGGTGGGTTGTTATGTGTTTTATTTAGTGTTGCATTATATTTAATAGATTATAAATTGTTTGTTTTTGGGTACATGTTGCCAGTGGCATATTTTTATTTAGCAGTATCTTGCCATCAAATATTTACCCATATTGGTAATAAACCTGTAAACGTGCCGTTTTTTATATTGCTGTTTCCTTGGGCAGACTGGAACCATGTTAAACACCATGAGCGCCCATCGGATATAAAGGATGGTGGGTGGTGTTTAAGTTATGAATTTATTAAACTGGTACAAAAATGAATGAGTTGTTAGAAAAACATGGTGCGTTGCATGTAACAAAATTAATGCCACCAGATTTTTATAAGTTTTTTACGCATGTATTAATGCGTCAAGCAGATTTAAATCCTCGTGGAGACGAGCAAATACCAAACGCTAAATCTATTCTTGACCACGAATATATGTTTGAGACGCTGCACGAATTGTATTGGCATGTAATAGAGAGCATAGTAGGTGAAGAATTAATACCAACTTATGCGTATGCAAGGCTTTATAGTAACGGTGATGTTTTAGAAAAACACACTGACAGAAATGCTTGTGAGGTTAGTGTGACTATACAACTTGGAAGATCGCATCATTATGCTTGGCCTATTTATATGGGCGGTATGCGGTTTGATATGGCTGAAGGCGATGGAATTATTTATAAGGGTTGCGACATAGAGCATTGGCGAGATAAATGTGAAGGGCCTAATGGTTATTATTCGGGGCAAGTGTTTTTACATTATGTGCGTAAGAATGGAAATTATGCTTCTGAAGCTGGGGACTCCACAATTCGTGATGTGTTTTCTTACATAAAAAATAGAACAGAGTTAATGGGGAATAAGTGATTGTAATTATTGATGATGTTCTACCTGAAGATAAAAGGATAGGGGTTAAAGATTACTTTTCTTCTTCTCCAAAAGTTAGAACAAATCATTGGCATAGCGGTACATTTAATAATTTTTTAACTGATAATTCCCCATTAAGTGATTTAGTAAAGTACGCAGCTAGGTTTATAGATATACGAAATATGGTTGGTTGTGAATATTGGGGGCATTATCAATCAAAACCTAATTGGCACATTGATATAGATGAAAAATTGCAAATAAAAACAGGTGAGATTAGTTTGCCTTTATGTGTAATTGTTTATTATCCAATAATTGAAAATCTAGTAAGCGGTAACTTTGTAACAGAAACAGAAATTATTGTACCTAAAACTAACAGGATGCTTATTATGTCTCCGAGTATACGTCACATGGTTGAAGATTATAGTGGGGTTCGTATGTCAGTAGCTGTGAATATATGGGATTACGTTCTAGAGGAATTTAAATGATTTATCCAATCCCACCAAGAAATTTTAACGGCAAAGACAGCCTTGCGTTTTGGGAAAACTTTTTAAGTAAGGAAGATATTAATTTAATTCTTAGCCAGCCAGAGTGGTTAAGTTTATCTGATGGGTGTATAGGTGGAGCTGATGAAGGTGGTCAAGTTAATAAAGATGTGAGGGCATCGCAGATATGCTGGCTTGGTATGAAAGATGAATTGCGCCCAGTATGGGATAAATTAGCAAATGCAGTAGCAGAAGTTAACCGTAGTTTTTTTCATTTTGATTTGACTGGCTTTCACGAGCCAATGCAGTTGGGTGTTTATACGGATACACAGAAAGGTCATTACAACTGGCACACTGACGCATCCATTAATGATGGCAACGTGCCTAGAAAATTATCAATGTCTATGTTGCTGTCAGATACTTCTGAGTTTGAAGGCGGTGAGTTTCAGGTGAAGACTAATAATGATGAGGCGCAGACATTGGAAACAAAGCAAGGTCGAGCATGGTTCTTCCCATCATATACTTTGCATAGAGTTGCACCAGTAACAAAAGGTATTAGGCGCTCTTTGGTTTTATGGGTAGGTGGGCCAGCATTCAAGTAATTTAATATGAAAGGTAGGATAAGTTTATGCCATTAACAAAGACACAGGTAGACATGATAGAGGCTACTGGCACACCTAGTGCTAGCAACTTCCTGCGTGGTGATGGATCGTGGAATTCTCCAATGGTATTAATGACAGCGCAAAACTCTACGTCTGGTACTAGTATTGATTTCACTGGCATACCTGCTGGAGTTGAGCGCATTACAGTAATGTTTAGTGGTGTATCTACCAGTGGAACTTCACCACCACAAATTCAAATTGGTGATTCAGGCGGTGTTGAAACAACTGGCTACGCAGGAACAAGCTCTGCTATTGCTGGCGGTACTGCTCAAGCAGTTTTTACTACTGGATTTGGTCTTGGCGTTAATACGGCAAATTGGAATAGCTCGGTTATAGTAAGCGGTGCAATAACTATTACTTTATTAAATAGTTCTACAAATAATTGGGTTGCTTCAGGTTCTTTAGGAAGGTCTGATGCAACTGGCTCTACTTATTTCACATCTGGCGGCAAATCATTATCAGATGTATTAGACCGAGTTCGTATTACTACCCTTAACGGCACAGACACATTTGATGCTGGTTCAATCAATGTTTTGTACGAAAGATAATCATGGAGAATCAGATTGTATTTAATTTTGTCGTGGCTATTGCTGGCTTTCTTGGTGTCTTTGTATTTAACACTATTACTAGAAAGCTTCAGAAGCTTGAGGATAAACTAGCAGAGCTACCTCGTGAGTACGTCCAAAAGGATGACTATCGTGCAGACATTGGCGAGATTAAAGCAATCTTGAAACAGATATTTGACAAGCTGGATAGCAAGCAGGATAAATGAAATGGAACCTATCTCCACTGCCATCATGGTTGTGCAGGGTGTTGGCGCTATCGTTAAAGGTATCAGAAGCTTTGCTGATGAGGCTAACAAGGCAGTAGGTGAAATCAATAAGTGCGTTGAGGCTGGTAAAAAACTTAAAGACTCGATGGCTCCAATTGGTAAATTCTTTAGCGCCACTGGTAAGTATGAGGCTGCTCGACTACAGCTGGAAGAGGCAAAGGAAAAGCAAGACAAAGCAATAGCTGCTGGCAATCCTGTAGCTGATGCTATGTCTGACGCTGAGTATGTGATGGAGATGATGTCCATTGATCGGCAGATCAAGCAGCACTATGATGACATCAAGCATTACTTCATCTATCACTTTGATGAAGCTGGAATGTGGGATGAGTTCTCATCAAGACTTAATAAACTTAGACAGGATCGTGAAGAGAAGGCAGAGTCCAGACGCAGGGAAGAGACTGAGAGAAGACTGGCTGTAACTGCTGAGAAAATGAGACTGCTAAGAATAAGGCAGCGTAGGTGGGAAATTTTTTACAACTGTATCGGTGGCTTTGTAATCACGTTGATCATCGCAGGGTTTGCATGGTTTATTCGGTGGATGTTTAATCAAGGGGGAACGCAATGAAAGAATTATTTGGTGATGATTGGATGACTAAGAAGTGGCGCCCAATGATGGCTCTGACTTACATGGCAATCTGCCTTTTTGATTTTATATTTGGACCAATCCTATATAACCTACTGCAATTCTGGAATCCTAACCAAGCAGTAGGTATGTGGTCATCATTAACGCTACAAGGTGGCGGCATGATTCATATATCCTTTGGTGCAATCCTAGGTATCGCAGCATGGACTCGTGGTCAAGAGAACATCGAGAAAGTTAAAGTTGGTGAGGCTCCATCAAATGCCTAGATCATGGATCATATTAGGGATGTTGGTGGTTGCTATCTCTGCCTACTTCTACGGACACAGGCAAGGACAGGCTGTCGTACAGGCTGAGTGGCAAGCAGAGAAAGCGGAGGCTAATGCACAAGCTGCACTAGCTATTAAGAAAGCGCAGGACGCAGCCATAGCTGCCGAGCGCAGACAGGTTGCACAGTTTAGAACTGTGGAGGCTAAGTTAATTGCAGACAATAGAAAGGTACAAGATGAAAAGAATGCTTTGCTTAATAACATTGGCTCTGGTGGGTTGCGCCTCCCAAGCGCCAAGGGTACAAACAATAGTAACGGACTGCCCGAAGCTACCGCCAGTACCAGCGGCAGTGATGGAGAAACAGTCTGCCAACTTCCTACAGAATTTGTCAAAGACCTTGCAGCTGAATCCGCAAGAGCAGACCAAATTACTCTCCAACTAACTGCCTGTCAGATGATACTTGAGGAAGAACGTAAATGAATTTAAGCGAACACTTTACTCTTGATGAGCTTACGCATACGGATCACAGAGAGTTTGATAACGTGCCGAATGAATCTGAGCTGGCGAACTTGAAACGACTGGCTGCATTTCTGGAGACGGTGAAGTCTGCGGTAGGCGGCAAGCCGATCATCGTAAATAGCGCATTTAGGAGTAAGCAGGTAAATGATGCCATAAAAAGTTCGGATCGGAGTCAGCACAGGCTGGGCTGTGCGGCTGATATCCGAGTTCCGCAAATGACTCCTGATGAAGTGGTGCGTGCGATCATCGCAGCTGGTCTTCCATACGATCAAGTCATCAGAGAATTTGATAGGTGGACTCATGTGTCTATTCCTAATACGGCTGATGCTAAACCTCGTGGTCAGAAGTTGATCATAGATAAGACAGGCACAAGACCATTTGTGTAGTCCTGTGCCTTGTCATTACTCTGCTACTGGCTCAGTCTCAGGCTGGGCTGGTGGCATAGCAGCGCCAAGACTTTTCAGTCTGTCAGCGTACTGTTTCCCATGCCACAATTTCCTTACTGGATCTAGCTTATCTAGCGTAGCTTGGTTAGCCTCTTTGAGTTCACGCAGTTTTGTCATGCGCTCTCGGTGCGTATAGCTACCAGACTTAGCTGTCTTCATGGCTAGTTTATTATACTGATCCTCCCATTCATCGCTAGATATATAGCTGGCTGCTGGCTCTTCCTTGTTTGGATACATTAGATGCCATGTCCATTCAGGGTTACCTGCAGGTTCACCTACAGGTGCAGCCACAGGATCACTTGCAGGTACAGTTATAGGTGTAGCTACAGGCTTAATCGCATCCAAAGGATTGGCTGACTCTGGCTCTTGTGGTGTGTCTTCACCCGCATAGATATACAGACCTATACCATGCAAAGCAATAGCCTTGGCAAGACAGCGCTGCATTGCTGTATTGACTTGGAAAGCATCAGGATTAGGCACTGCCTTATTCCTGTGATCCATCACTGGCAGCTGCGCTGTACGTTCGACACCAAAAGCTTTGACGGTACAGAAAACCATGACAGTATCATTCCACCGTACTGGCTCTCTGTATTCCCACGTAGCAGCTGGATCATTAAGCAATAATGTATCTACTGCCCATGCCCAAGACAGATATGACAGCCCCATTTTTTTTTCTACAATTCCAGACACATCGATTTTGCGTAGCTCTGAAAACTTACTGATCTCTGACATCATGTCCTCCCATGTATGCTTGAATGGTTGCGAGAGTTGCAGCCACAATAGCATCTACTGCTAACAGAGATCTGTCTTCCAGCGGATAGTCTATTGCTGCCTGAACTGCCTTGGCTGCCTCCAGTCGTGCCTTTATTAAAGTTCCATCATTTATATTCACGACAATTCCTTAATGGTTAATGTAGATTGGCGCACTGAGTATGCCTCTTTCGCTGGTGTAATTTTCTCAGGCTGGGCTTTGTAGTTACGCATACCCCAGTTGATCTTATATTTGCCAGCAATACCAACAGGTTTATCCTGTAGCAATTCCTTGAGCTGCGTCTCGCACTGGTTTATCAATTCAGTTCGTGCCTCGATTTCAGCCTTGCATTCAAGAATAAGCTTTGCATATTCAGCTGCTGCATCATCAAGCTCTAGTGGCTCAGAATCTGAGCTTGCTACTGAATACATACGATCAGCGTCCTTGCTATTCTGTGCAGGGAATGCCTCGATCCTATGCTCATTCTTGTAGATCTCCAGCCGATTCTGGAAGTCTAGTGCTACTTCCTTAATACGATCCAGTGTGGCTTGGTGTGGAGTGAATAAGAATATGCGTAACTTAGTGCCTTGATACAGTGTAGCTACAGCGCCCCACTTAGCTTGCATGATATCCATTTGCGCCTGTAACTGGATTGCCCCTCGCCACAATGGTGGCTCTTCCTCTGGTGCATTACCTGTAAGCTTTGCCTCCAGTACTCCGAGCCCGTCCAGCACAATGCTTGGCGCGCCCATCACATAGATACCTGCATCAGGATCATGCTTGATCAGTTGGCTACGTCCATCGGCTAGACCATCGAGCGAGCAGCATAACGGCAGCGTCTCATGGAAGTATGGCTTCTCATGAATTAGCTGGAGATCGGATAACTCTAGGCGCTTTGCAGTCTCAGCCAAAATCATTGGCTCTAACTGATTGCCCCAGTCCATAGCCTCATTAGAAATATTAGGGGGAGTTTTTCCATTAATTGCCCCTAGACTAACTTGCAATTCATCGTTAGGGCTGCGGTACTTACTCATACCCATCACAGCAGGTAGTCTGCTGGCTGACAGGATTGTATCTGGTGTTACTTTGCCTACCATATTATGTCTCCCAAGTATTTATAGGTGCGGATTGTACGAGCATGAGCGCTCGGGTGCTTTGCTACTGTAAAACCATCAGGCTGCCATTGATGGCCTCTAAATACAGCGCCCAATACTGACGGATGTACATCATCAGGAACAGGCACTGCCTCTCTTACTTCATTAATGCTGACGCTACCATGCAATCTGCTGTAATCGATGGCAAAGGATCTTGCAGCTGCTAAATACTCAGCCTTGGTTTCCTCATGATGGCGCATGACATCAAGCTTTAGCTGCTTGCCTGATGGTATCTCCCATGCCGATCTCATAGCCACCCCGCTACAGCTGCGACTAGAACTGCTATGCCGATGGCGATAATTACATTATCCATTATGTCTTTGTGATCCATTATTTTCCCCCCTTATTAGTTATGTACCAGTCCTCATCATTAAGAATTCTTGCTATAACACTCATGACAGAATTATTTAATGCTTTATTAATTAAAAAAATTGAGCTATCAATAATTTCATCATATATATCAGGCGCAATTTTCTTGATAACTTCTAGTGTCATCTTTGCATCTTCTAATGCATCGGTATCTGCAATTAAAGCATCAAATAAAAAATCTATATCCGCTTTGCTCATGCTGCCTCCCTTGCAATGATGTTAGATACTTGTGATGCTGACCAGTTGGTGCTGCCACGAACTGTCTGAACTTGGCGCTCTGTCAATGCTGCTGCAATCTGACGCAAGCTTGTGTAACCAGCTGCTTTCAAGTCACGAATGATTGGCAATACTTTCTGTGCGAACTGGTCTGCATTAGCTTGCAGAGCTGCTACACCAGCCGCAGAGCTGATTGCTGGTGACTTAGTGCCAAGCTTTACACCACGAGCCTTGGCTGCTGCCAGAGCTACCTTGGTGCGTTTGCTGATCTCTTCACGCTCGTACTGTGCAAACACTGCCTTGATACCGAACTCTAAGGTAGAGCAGTTAGGCATATCAGCTGCCACGATATCTACACCAGACTTGCGGATAGTCATTAAGAATGCTGCATCACGACTGAGACGATCAAGCTTGGCGATCAGTAAAGATGCGCCAGAGGTACGGCATAACTCAATAGCTGCTGCCAACTGGATGCGGCTATCGTTCTTGCCTGATTCGATCTCGGTGAATGAGTGGATGATGCTGTCAGCGTATTGCTTGACTGCGTCTTGTTGAGCCTCTAGACCCAAGCCTGATTGACCTTGCTTGGTGGTTGATACTCGGAAGTAAGCTACATATTTATTCATTTTAGATCTCCTGTTTCTCGGTAGATTGACTGGTTTGTAGTGCCAGTTCCGTTAATGTATGCGATATCGCAGCGATATGCAATACCCTAAATCAAAATAATTTAAATAAATTTATGGCTCCGCAGGTCAAATGTGATATCTTGGCGCAATACAAAAGGAGGTATAGATGGAAAATAAATACAACACGTTGCTAATTAGGCTACGTCCTGAAACTAGAGCATTGTTGGATCGTGCGGCTGGAGAGCAGCGCAGATCCAGAGCGTCAATCATTGACGAGCTACTGCTAGATAGTCTCAAGCAGCGCTACAACAGCACACAGGACAGGCTAAACAAGATGCTGGGGGCGGCATGAACGGACGAGGTAAGCGTAACAAGGGTGCGGCTGGCGAGAGAGAGCTGGCAGGTATCTTAAAAGACCACCTAGGGTTTGAAGTTAAAAGAAATCTAGGACAGGCGAGGGATGGAGCTGACGATATAACTATTCAGAAGTTCCGCATTGAAGTTAAACGACAAGAAAGGTTACAGGTGGATAAATGGTCAGAGCAAGTGGAATCATGCAGCAAGTCTGGAGAAATACCAATACTGGCATACAGGAGGAACGGACAGCCATGGAGAGTATGCTTGAAGCTAGACGATTTTATCCCTCTAATGAGAGATGCACTGGAATGACATGGAAGTATCTGGTTGACCAGTTGATGGGTGTTAATCCACCGATCATCAGGGTTGCTGGCAAGATGGTCATCAACATTGGCATAGGTGGTGACACACCAACCAAGGTAGGTAAGCCAAGGACATCCAACTTTGATCTGATTGTGGCTCATGTACTGCGTGAGGCTGGCAGTCTGTCTACACCAGAGCTGCACGAGGAGATCTTGCTATTGCGTGAGCAGATCAGCATGGAGTCACTGTTTAGGCTGTGTAAGCGCATGGAGAATAGAGGTCAGCTGGTATCTAGCAAACAGGCTAGGACTAGCGGTAATGGGAGAGGTGTGAACGTATGGCAGCTGGCAAAAAGGTAGAAGGTTTCATTGAAGACAGGCTGTGTAGCAGCTGTAGACAAAGGAAAAAGCCGGAGGGAGGAGAATGGATCCTGTTCAACAGAGGGTTAAATCGGAGGTGGAACTGCAAGGAGTGCAATACCAGAAGGGTTGCCAGACTTGCCAACACTCGGTAGCACACGCTGAAGGGCTGTGGTGCAAGCTATGGGATTGTGAGTCTATTGGATATTGTGAGGGTTATGAGTATGAATCAGGCACAGCCTAGTCCATGTCCATTGTGCGGTAGAGCGCATCAGGCAATGGGTGTGGTCACATTAAATGGCAAGGAAGTGTGTACATATTCTGAGGAGTGGAGGGCAGAGTGCGAGTTAAGGACTGTGATGCGGTTCCCTGACAAGGCTAGAAAGCCCAAGGTTACTAAGCTTATGTACTTGGACATGGTAGAGAAGGAAAGAGGTTATCCAACAAGGAAAGCCATGCGTGATGAGATGGTTAAACGATATAGGGGCAGTAAATGACAGATAGAGACTTACTTTGGAAGCTATACGCTGAGTATATGACTCATGCAAACCTGTGTACAGAGACGCTGACAATGCTTGTGATCAGGCTAAAGGAGCCAGTATCGATGGCTGATGAGTGGAAAATGGAATGCATCAGGATGTTGGAAGACATCAAGCATTTGCAAAGCCAATTAGACAGGCTTAAATGACGCAGTTTACGATACCACCCAAGCCAGCCTTAAAGAAGAGGAAGACTCCACCAAGGAAGACACAGTACGCAATCATGCCGTTAAGAGCATTGACTGACAAACGGATAACTGACAGGAATCGTACTGTACTTGCAATGATGTCATCATTTGCTAACAGGGCTGGAATCACTTGGGTGACTCAGAAAAGGATTGGCGAGGAGTTCAAAGTAACACCACAGGCTATCCAGAGAATGCTTGGCAAGCTCAGAGACTGTGGTTACATCGAGAAGGTATCAGGTTACAAAGTTGGCATCAAAGGTATCACTTACAGGATCATCTACGATCCCAAGATCAGCGCACAGGATGCAGTTTCAATAGCAGGTAACGGTATCGATTTAGAAGTAGAACAGTACAACCAAGAGGATCCAGTAATGACATTTCGTAATCATCAACCACAGCCAATAGGCGCATTCTTAAAGGACATTCCAATGGCAAAGCCAAAGCAGCAGAGCAAAATACAACAGCAGGAGGTTGAGCAAGTGCAGAAGGTATATAAGGCTGAAGACTATAGTCGAGAGTTCTCTCGCACAGCGCAAGCAATCTGCGGAGTCGAGCGCTTGCCAAATGAGCAAGATAAGCAAATAGCTGCCGAATTAGCAACACATCAGGTAGATATGGATCAGTTCAAGCAAATGCTAGTGGAATCGATCACATGGCACAAGCAAACAGGTAAGCAACCACCAGCAGGGCTAGGTTATTACAAGCAGGTAGCACTGGCATTACGTAAAGACTAGGTACTGGGTGTGTCTGTACAAAAACGAACTGTTCGATTCGAGTTTGTACAGGCATAATACGTTATCATTATGGTACGTTACGATAACAATTAATTAACGCTGTGTTATCAAAGTGGCATTATCCCCCCCCACCCCACCACCTATCGATGGGGGGACTCACAAAACTTTTCCTAGGAAATCATGACTAGTCTAATTATTTACAACTTGTGTATTTTTTTTGGTGGGATGATGTTTGAGAGGTTTTTGAGATCACTTGATGGCTACGCTAAAGAATATCTTTTATATAAAAGGTATCACAGCGATAAGTTTGATCCAGAGTAAAGATGCGGCTAACGGAACCACACCCGAAGAAAAAGGGATGATCTCTAAAAAGAGAGTGCGTTCTTGTTTATCTAAGCTACTTAGTCTGCCAAACTAAGATGATCAAACTGGCTCCGATCTGGTTGCTTATCCTCATCCGAGGGGCTAACAGAAGAAAGACCTAACCATTCGCTACGTTTATCCCTATTGGTCACGCACTACCGCAAGGACAGCTGGGTTATGGCTGCATAACCGTAATGTACACCAACTATAAATGATTGCAATATGCCTTTTACATAATACATTTACAGACTATTGAAAGTGTATTATCGATAGTTAAAATGCATATGCTTGTTTGCAGAATTTGAGATACTAATGGCTGTTTTGGAGGGAGATAAAATGGATTATGACAATACCAATCGTGGCACACTTTTCAAAGCGAAAGAAAAGAAGAGTGAGAAGAGTCCTGATTACACTGGCACTATTAATATTGCTGGTACTGAAATGCGCTTATCTGCTTGGCTAAAGGAATCTAAAGCAGGTACTAAATACTTTAGTCTGGCAGTCTCTGAGAAAGATGGTCAGTACGAAAGTAAGAGCAATGCTCGTCCTAGATCTGAAGGTAGATCTGACGGTAATGCCAGCCATGTAGATGACGATATCCCATTCTGATGGCTACCAAGAAAAGAGTACGCACTCCAGATCCAGAAGCTGGTCTGCCAGCTGGGGCAATGATGGAGACGGATGTCTACATTGCATATGAGTTGCGAGGTATCCTGTACCTACCTCATTACAATGAGCGAGTCTATGTCAGCCCAGCCTATGGTGTTAGCAACTTTAATACTTACTTGGGTATTGAGTTGAAAGCCTTGGGAGCCAAGCCTGTAGAGGTGGCATTGTGGAAGAGGTCGCAGTTTGGCAACTAAGAAAGAAAAAGAGAAGTTTCCAAACCAGATACCACCATTGAAGAACTATGGTGGTGTGCGCCTCATCCAGAAAAGGCTGGAGAGATCCGGCACTCTGGAGGCTAATCGGGAGGCAGTCGCATATGCACTACTATCAATGGCTAATACCAAGCTATCAGATATTATGGAATGGGATTCCTCTGGTAATGTCATGGTCAAAGCCAGCAAAGACATTCCCGAACACGCTCTTCATGCCATCAAAAAGCTAACCAGTCGCACAGATCGAGAAGGTAATTCCTATATCGAGATCGAGTTGCATGACAAGGTGCAGGTATTGCGACTGCTGGCTAAAGCCTCTGGTCTGCTAGACGGTGGTGACAATGGCGATAAACCATCCGTGATTGGCATTAATATTAAGGCTCCAACAGTGATTGATGTAAACGATGAAGAGTGATCCATTCATAATTGATGAACCTACCTGTATTAGTTTTTCTGGTGGCAGGACTTCAGCGTATATGCTCTGGCGAGTATTGCAATCTAATAATGGGAAATTACCTGATCAAGCTATTGTCTGTTTTGCTAATACAGGCAAAGAGGAAGAGGCTACCTTGCAATTTGTTAAGGACTGCCAAGACAACTGGAACGTAAAAATTCATTGGCTAGAATATCAATGGAATGAGGATTCAAAAAAAAGATGGCGGCTAGTAGATTTTGATACTGCTAGTAGAAATGGTGAGCCATTTGCGGCAGCAATAAAGAGTAGACGTTATTTACCAAACCCAGTTACTAGGTTTTGCACTTTATTATTAAAGATAAGACCATTTGCACAATACTTAAAAACATTAGGTGATGACTGGCAGCAAATGGTTGGTATTCGTGCTGACGAACAAAGGCGGGTAGTAAAAATTAGAAATAGACCTGATGAAGAAGGATTTAGCAGAATAATGCCACTTGCTGATGCTGGTGTAACAAAGCAAATAGTAGGTGAATTTTGGAGAAATAATTCTTTTGATTTGGGCTTGCCAAACATGAATGGTGTAACCATGCATGGAAATTGCGATCTTTGTTACTTAAAAGGTGGTCATCAAATAATAAGCCTTATTCAAGAAAAACCATCAAGAGCAATCTGGTGGGCAGAGATGGAAGACATGGTATCAACATTGGTTGACAAAAAAAGTGGTGCGGTTTTTAGGTCTGATCGTCCATCATATGCATCAATGATAAAGTTTAATAAGGAACAAATGAATATGTTTGATAAAGATGAGGAAGCAATCGCTTGCTTTTGTGGCGATTAAATGAAGACTAAGGAATCCAGCGGTAAGTCAGTGCCAGACATTGGCATCAATCTAGACTTTTCGGACTCGCCAAAGGTATGGGAGTTCATGCAGTCGGACAATTTCGTCCAAGGCTTAATGGGGCCAGTCGGCAGCGGTAAGTCATATGCCTGTGCAGCCAAGATATTTATCAAAGCTATCCAGCAAAAACCCAGCCCTATAGACAATATCCGTTACTCACGCTGGGCGATAGTACGTAACAGCTACCCAATGCTAAAGACCACTACGATTAAAACGTGGCTGGATCTATTCCCTGAGAATACATTTGGTTCCCTGCTTTGGACTCCACCGATTACCCATCACATCAGGCTGCCAGCTAGAGATGGTGCAGCTGGTGTGGATTGCGAAGTCATATTTTTGGCACTTGATCAACCAAAGGACGTAAGAAAACTACTGTCCTTAGAACTTACAGGAGCGTGGGTTAATGAAGCAAGAGAATTACCTCGTGCCGTTATTGATGGTCTTACTCACAGGGTTGGTCGGTATCCTACTCAGCGTGATGGTGGGGCTACTTGGCACGGTATATGGATGGATACCAATCCGATGGACGATGATCATTGGTGGTTTAAACTAGCAGAAAAAGAAAAGATGTCAGGCAAGTTTGCTTGGAAGTTCTTCAAGCAAGAGGGTGGAGTAGTCGAGGCTGATCCTGCACAGCTGCCAGATAATCCAGAGGCGAACGATCATATTTTTGCATCAGGCAAATGGTGGAAGTTAAACCCTAAAGCTGAGAATATAAAAAATTTACCGTCCGGCTACTACCAGCAAATGCTACTAGGTAAAAATCTAGACTGGATCCGCTGCTACGCTGGCGGTAAATACACCTATGTTCAGGAAGGTAAGCCAGTCTGGCAGGAATACGATGACTCCATGATGTCGGGTGAGGTAGACGTAGATCCAACACAGGCTATACAGGTAGGGTTAGACTTTGGTTTGACTCCAGCAGCTGTCATTGGTCAGCGTTTAGCCAATGGTAGGTGGAATATTCTTGATGAAATTGTCACTGAAGACATGGGTTTGGAGCGTTTTGGTCAGCAACTGCTTGCAGAATTAAATGCAAAGTACCCAAACTTCCAAGTATTGCTGTGGGGTGATCCAGCTGGTATGGCTCGTGATGCAATTTACGAGGTAACAAGCTTTGACTACCTACGCACTTTGGGTTTGCGCGCACAACCAGCGCCATCGAATGACTTTAAGGTGCGTAGAGAGGCAGCAGCTGCTCCAATGCAAAGGCTGATTCAGGGTAAAGCTGGGCTGATGGTCAACACTCGGTGCAAGTTATTGCGTAAATCTCTGGCTGGTGGCTACCATTTCAAGCGGATTGCTGTGGGCGCAGGGCATGAACGGTTCCGAGATGCGCCAAATAAAAATGAGCATAGCCATGTGGGTGATGCATTTGGTTATTTGCTACTAGGTGGTGGTGAACATAAGCGATTAACCAAGCCGCAACACCTACAAAATACGATAGTGGTACAGACTATTGCTAATTCAGACTTTGATCCGTTTGAATGATCAACATAATCGAGTTAAACGAGCGATTACCTAGAAAGGCTGGGGTGTGCTACATACCAATGGTTCCCAGCCACCTACATCACATGAGAATTACAGAGGATCAGCTGCCATTTGCGAAGGCTGTCTCTATGGATACCATGCTAGAGATGCAAGCTAGGCTCGGACTCGCAGTCACTGCGCTAGTTCATGGTAAACCTGTGGCAATGTTTGGCTGCATTGTGCTGTGGACTGGTGTGGCTGAGATGTGGTCAATCATATCTGACGATGCCAGACGCTATCCCAAGCAGCTAACTATAGTCGCTAAGTCATTTAGCGATATCGTGGCGCAATCGCTCTCATTGCATAGGCTACAACTTACGGTAAGATCCGATGAGCCGAGGGCATTACGCTGGGCAGAGTACCTTGGTTTTGAGATCGAAGGACTAATGAAAAAATATAGTCCTGACGGTGCGGATACTTATATTTTAGCGAGGGTTTAATCATGGGTGGAATGTTCGGTGGTGGTGGTGACGGTGGTGCAGCAGCTGCAATGGCAGAGCAACAAAAAGAAACAGCACGAATGAGAGCGCAGACTGAAGCAGAAAAGCGAGATATGCTGGAGAAGCAGCAATCTGGTATGAAAGCTCGTCAGCGTGGTGGCGCTCGTGCATTGTTATCTACTGAGCGTATGGATGGCGAAGAAGGTTTGAAAGATACGCTAGGCGGCTGATATGGATAAGATGAAAAAGAAAGTTGCCAAGGTTATGCGTGAGTATAAATCCGGCAAACTGAAATCATCGAGTGGCGATAAAGTCACATCCAAGGATCAAGCTATTGCTATTGCTATGTCTGAAGCTGGCATCAAGCAGAAAGGTAGCAAATGAAAGCTGGACTTTATGCCAATATTCATAAAAAGAGAGAGCGTATAGAAAAGGGATCTGGTGAAAAGATGCGTAAAGCTGGATCCGAGGGCGCTCCTACTGATGCTGCATTTAAGAAAGCAGCTAAAACCGCAATGAAACCAAAGAAGAAATAATATGAAATTTTCTCTAGAAGTTGAGATGGAAGGCAACAAGCATGACAAAGAAGAAAAGTCAGCGCCAACTGCTTTTCAAAAGAAAGTAGCAAAGATGCTTGCTCAGAAGTCTGGCAGAAGTAAGCCTAATGAAATGGACTTTAAAAAGGCTGCTGAGTTAGAAGACGAGGATGATTGATGGCTACAACTCCAGTAGAACTTGAGTCACTAACTACCAAGTCTAGGTTCGTTACGCTTGCTCAAAAAAATAATGCTGGCACTTATGTAGTCGCAGGATCTGATGCGCCATTGATTATGGTGGACGTAAACCATCAGCGCAATCACGATGGTCGTGCATTCTTTGCTTACAAAATGTATCCAGATAGTGCGCCATTAGCAGCTGGCGCTAGTTTGGATATTGCTCTCGCTGCTCCTGCTGGTGTGTATCCGCATATAACTATTGATGCTATGTGTTTAGGTGATGCGGAACTTTATATCTATGAAGGAGCTAGTGCAACTGGTGGCACTTCATTTACTCCAATAAATAGAAATAGAAATTACGCACTTACCAATACTAGCCAGATAGCAATGATCATTTCACCTACTGTAACAGCATTAGGTACTGAAATTGATGCACAGATTATTGCTGGAGGTGCAGGTAAGAAATCAGGTGGTGGCACAGCTGGATCTCTAGAGTATGTATTAAAACCATTAACTACATACTTGTTTAGGCTAACTAATGTAAACGGAACTTCTCATGCTGCTCATTTAGCACTAGAGTGGTACGAATAAAGGTAAATTATGGCTACTAAATACACATCAAAATTATCTGCGGAAGATATTCTTAAACGACACGACATAGCGCTAAGACGCAAGGATGACTTTCGTGCATTGTATGAGGATGCGTATGAGTTTGCTCTTCCACAGCGCAATCTGTATGACGGGTACTGGGAAGGTAAAGTAGGTGGACAGAAAAAGATGGTGCGAGTGTTTGACTCTACCGCTATCAACTCTGTGCAGCGCTTTGCTAACCGTATGCAGTCTGGCATATTCCCACCACAGCGCAAGTGGTGCAAGCTTGAGGCTGGTACAGATATACCACCAGATCGTAAGATGGAGGCGCAACTTGCTCTAGATGTTTACCTAGACAAGATGTTTTCTGTAATCAAGCAATCAAACTTTGATATAGCTATCGGTGAGTTCTTGCTTGATCTGTCAGTTGGTACTGCTGTGATGATGGTGCAGTCTGGTGATGATGTTAATCCTATTAACTTTGTACCAGTACCACAGTATCTAGTAGCAATTGAAGAGGGTGCAAACGGTGCAGTCGATAACGTATACAGACGTATGCGTATTAAGGCTGAAGCAATTCAGCGTCAATGGTCTGATGCAGAGATCACTGGTCAATTAGCTAGATTAGTAGAAGAAAAACCTACTGAGGAAGTAGAACTAGTTGAGGCAACTATATTTGATCAAAAGCGTGGTGACTATTCTTACTGTGTCATTCATAAAGAATCTAAAACTAAAATTGTAAATCGCACAATTAAGGTTTCACCTTGGGTTGTATCACGTTACATGAAAGTAGCTGGTGAAATCTATGGTCGTGGTCCCGTTATCACAGCACTGCCAGATATTAAAACTTTAAACAAAACAAAAGAGCTGTTATTAAAAAATGCAGCGCTCGCAATTTCTGGTGTTTACACTGCCGCTGATGATGGTGTCATAAATCCTGCAACAATTCGTATCGTTGCTGGTGCGATTATTCCAGTAGCTCGTAACGGTGGTCCACAGGGCGAATCATTAAAAGCATTACCAAGATCTGGTGACTTTAATGTGTCGCAGTTGGTCATCAATGATCTGCAACAAAACATTAAACGCATACTGCTTGATGAGTCACTACCACCAGATAACATGAGTGCAAGATCTGCTACTGAGGTAGTAGAGCGCATGAAAGAGTTATCACAAAATCTTGGCTCTGCATTTGGTCGTTTGATTAATGAGACGATGATTCCACTAGTAGAAAAGATTTTGCAGGTAATGGATGATCGTGGATTGATCGATATGCCACTGCGAGTTAATGGTTTAGAAGTTCGTGTAATGCCTACTTCACCACTAGCTATGTCGCAGAATATGGAAGAGATCCAGAACATTATGCAATACGCACAGATCACTGCAAGCTTTGGACAGGAAGCGCAATTCGCTTTGAAGAAAGGTGAAGCAATGGATATGATCGCTGAGAAGCTTGGTGTACCTGCAAGCTTGCGCTATTCACCAGAAGAGCGAGCAATGGAGATGCAGAAAGCAGCACAAATGGCACAGCAGTTTGCAGCTGCTAATCCAGACGCTGCTGCTCAAGCAGTAGGTAAAGCTGTGCAAGGTGGGGGTATGGTTTAATGGCTGGGTGGGATGATTTTGATGAACTACCTACTGACATTCGTGTTGCGACACAAATGTCTGATGATCTGGATATGTTATGTGCCAAGGTAATGACTACCGAGGACGGACAAAAGTTAATGAGGTGGCTACGTTCTACCTTGTTGGAGCAGCCTGTAGCCACACCAGACTGCGACTCTTCCTATGCTTATTACAGGGAAGGACAAAATAGTGTGGTGCGTGATATAGAGGCGAGAATAAAACGCTCTCTCAAACCAAAGGAAAATGATGGAAGACAACAACCAACCCAGTAGCGATACTGGCTTATTGGATGGTGCAACCGCAACTGAAGATACTCAAAGCCAAGCTAATCCAGTAGCTACAGCTGTAGAACATAGAGCGTCCACACCAGAGGATGATGATAGTCCGTTAGAACGTCCAGACTGGTGGCCTGAAAACTTCTGGAAAAAGGACGATGCAGAGCCAGACTTGGAGGCAATAGCTAAAAGCTGGGGCGATCTCCGCAAGCAGATCTCTCAAGGTAAACACAAACCACCAGCTGATGGTAAATACGACACCAGCGCATTCGGCTCAATACCAGAGGATGATCCTGTAAGAAATACGGTAATGGGCTGGGCGCAAGAATTCGGTATCAGCCAACTGGCTTTGGATAAGTTAGTAGGGCAGGTAGTTGAGATGGGTGGCGCTCAACAACAGCAAGCTACATTTAATCGTGAGGCTGAAATTAAAGCACTTGGCCCAAATGCAAACGCTATGATCAAGTCAATGACTGACTGGGGTAGAGGTATGGTCAATAAAGGCATATGGGGTGCTGATGATTTTGAGGAATTTAAGATCATGGCTGGCACAGCTAAAGGCATTAAAGCTTTGGCTAAGTTGCGTGAAACTTATGAAGGCACTAAGATTCCAACCAACTCAGTGCCAATTGATGGCGCTCCTAGCAAAGATGAGCTGTACCAAATGGTTAATGATCCGAAATATAAGACTGACGTAGCTTACCGCCAAAAGGTGGAAAAGATGTTTGCTCAGACGTTTGGTTAAAGTCTCCCCTCCTTCACGGAGTTTGCCCAGTCCATGTGCTGGGCTTTTTTTCGTTTTGCGTTTTTCTAAAAATGGTGTAAAACAGCATCAAGGCATATCAGGCTGATATCAGACTGACCCTTACCACTGCGGATGCAGACGTTTAGGCTAACGTAAAAGGCAAGCTAAGACCCCATCTATGGGCATATCGTGGCGCAAAACAATCTTATCAAACTATTAAGGAGTATAACATGAGCGTATCATTATCAAACGCTTTCGTTACCCTGTTTGATGCAGAAGTCAAACAAGCATTCCAAGGTAAGGCTATGCTTGTTGGCGCTGTGCGTCAACGTAGAGGTGTCGAAGGCTCAACAGTAAAATTCCCAAAAGTCGGTAAAGGTGTTGCGACTGCTCGCATTACCCAAACTGATGTGACTCCCATGAACGTTGGATTCAGCTCAGTAACTTGCACACTGCAAGACTGGAATGCAGCTGAGTATTCAGACATTTTCTCCCAGCAAAAAGTAAACTTTGACGAGCGTCAAGAACTCGTACAAGTTGTAGCTTCTGCAATGGGTCGTAGACAAGACCAGTTAATTCTGGATGCATTAGGTTCTTCTGGTACTTCATTGACAGTTGCTAACAGCATTGGTGGTTCTAATACCAATATGAACTTAGCTAAACTGCGTGAGGCAAAGCGCTTGCTCGATAAGAATAACGTACCTGCTGAAGGTCGTAATATTCTGATTCATGCAAATGGTTTATCTAACTTGTTGTCTGAGACAGCTGTAACCTCTTCTGACTTCAATAGCATCAAGGCTCTCGTACAAGGCGAGATTAACACTTACTTGGGTTTCACTTTCCATGTATTGGGTGATCGCTCTGAAGGTGGTTTAGCTATCGATGCTTCATTGGATCGTACTTGTTTCGCATTCCACAAAGATGCAATCGGCTACGCTGAAGGCATTGGTATGCGCTCCGAGATCAACTACATTCCAGAGAAGACTAGCTGGTTAGTCAACGAAGTATTCAGCGCTGGCGCTGTAACCATTGATGCGGAAGGTATTGTTCAAATTACCTGCCGTGAATCTTAATAGGGGGCTGACATGGCATTTAATAAAGATGGCTTTGCAACAATAGCAGCCAGTAAAGCTGGCAATGCACCGTCAATTTATTCTTACAAAACAGCTGATACACAAGCAACTGTTAATACCGTTAGCTATTTTGACAGCATTGCATCGCTGTTAAAAGTTGGCGATGTTATCTTTGTTTATGACAGCACTACACCTAGCCTCGTATTGACTTACGTCAATGCAGTCTCTTCTGCTGGTGTTGTTGATATCGCTGACGGTACAACTGTAAGCGCAACTGATACAGACTAATCTGGTCTGAATCAAGCACAGGGCTGCTCTTGTACAACAAGGGTAGCCCTTTCTCACGTTAAGGATCTGACATGGCTGCTGGAGATACCAGTTTATCAATCTGCTCAGACGCACTTATCATGCTCGGTGCTAGACCGATCTCGTCTTTTAATGATGGTACGGATGAGGCTACTGTAGCTGATCGACTTTATCATGACGTAAGAGATCAGATTCTGATGACCTACCCTTGGTCATTTAGTTTTAAAAAGGAACAACTAGCTAGGCTAGTAACGGTTCCTAACAATGAATACAGATACGAATACGCTTTATCTGGTGATCGTTTAGGATCTCCTCGCAAAATATTCAACACTGGAAATATTGGCGCTTATCCAATCCAAAATTATAAAATTATGGGTGATAAGGTGCTAACAAATGAGCAGATTATCTACGCTGAATATCAGTATTCAACTCCAGAGTTTGCTATGCCAGCGTACTTTGTGCAGCTGCTGAAATATGTAATGGCTTGGCACTTTGCTTTACCAATCACAGATCAGGTAGATAAGGCTCAATACTGGCAGAGCGTAGCTGTGGGATCTCCAGCTGAGAATGGTCGTGGTGGATATATGCGTACATCCATTAATATTGATGGACAGAATAATCCTGTACAGTCTATTGAAGACTACTCACTGATAGCGGTTAGATACTAATGACTCGTTTTGTATCACTCCAGACAAACTTCTCTTCAGGAGAAATGGATCCACTACTGCTGGCTCGTGTGGATCTTGCTGCCTATCAGAATGCTTTGTCTGAGGCTACTAACGTAGTGATCCAGCCGCAGGGTGGATTGAGACGTAGAGCAGGTTTAAGGTACTTGTCTGCATTACCAAACACTGGTGCAGAGTCTGCCGCTAATGGTGTTAGATGTATTGCGTTTGAGTTCTCAACTTCTGATAGTTATATGCTTGTTTTCACACATAACAGAATGTATGTGTATCGAAACAAGGTATTAATTACGAACATCAACGGAACTGGCAATAGCTATCTCAGTACATCAGCTTTAGGTTTAACTGGAGCAAGACTAGGTAAGATTTGTTGGACTCAGTCAGCCGATACTTTGATCGTGGTACATCCATCTATACCGCCAATCAAGATCGTGCGTGGAGCCACCAATGCTGACTGGACTGGATCAGCAATTACGTTTGACTCTGTACCTAAGTATGCGTTTACATTAACTGTAACTAATCCTGCTGGCACTCTTACACCATCAGCAGTATCTGGAAAGATTACGCTAACAGCATCAGCTGCATCATTTACCTCTGCTAGTGTTGGTCAGTACGTTAATGCTAGTCCACAGGGAAGAGCTAAGATTGTTGCGTTTACCTCTACTACAGTAGTAAGCGCTATTACTGAATTCCCATTCTTTAACTCTTCAGCTATTGCTACAGGCAGCTGGGACTATGAGGCTGGCTATGAGCCAGTGTGGTCAGCTACAAAAGGCTATCCGGCTACTGTTACATTCCACGAAGGTAGACTTTATTTTGGTGGTAGCGAATCTAGACCATCCACTATATGGGGATCAAAGGTAGGTATATTCTTTGACTTTGAGGCTACCGAAGGATTGGATGATGATGCAGTAGAAGCAACACTAGATACCAATACATACAACTCAATTACTGACATGATCTCAGGTCGAGATTTGCAAGTTTTTACAACTGGTGGTGAGTTCTATATTCCGCAAAACGGATTAGATCCAATTACACCGACTAACTTTTTTGTAAAGACAATTAGTCGTAACGGTAGCAAGGAAGGCATCCGAGTACAGCAGTTAGAATCAGGTACGCTATTTATTCAGCGCCAAGGTAAAGCACTAAATGAAATGGCTTTCTCGGATACTCAGCTGACGTATCTAACAAATAAGATATCTTTGCTGGCTGGTCATTTACTAAAGAATCCTACTCGCCTAGGTCTGCGTAGAACTGTGGCTACTGACGAGAATGACTTACTATTAATTGTCAATGCTACTGGTGGATCAATAGCTGTATTCTCATTGCTGCGCCAACAGAATGTTATTGCGCCATCAGAGTTTGATACTGACGGTGAGTTTATTGATGTCGGTGTGGATATCACTACAATTTACGCAATCGTTAAGCGCACTGTTAATGGTGCAACTCAATATTATGTAGAGTATTTTGATGATGATGCCTACATGGATTCTGCTGTAAAAGGTGGGGCAGCTGCAAGCGTGTCTGTGTCTCATTTGATTGGTAAGACAGTTAATATAAAGCTTGATGGAACTATTCAGCCTGATCAGGTAGTACCTGCTGGTGGCACTGTCACATTTGCTAGAGCATCAACGTCATCTTATGAGGTTGGTTTACCATATTCTGTGACTGTAGCAACTCAGCCGATTGAATTAAAGTTGGCATCAGGTACTCGTATTGGATTTAAAAAACGTATTGTGGAAGTGAATGCTGTGTTAAAAGATACGCAGCATATAAAGATTAATAATATCGAAGTGCCTATCAGAAGCTTTGACACTGCCAGCATATTGGATGCTGACATTCCAGACTTCACTGGCATCAAGGTATTGCATGGGATCTTGGGATATTCTCAGGACGCAAAGATTACCGTATCTCAAAACCTCCCATTGAAAATGACGCTACTCGGTATTGAGTACAAAGTAGCCACACACCAAGGGACTTAACATGGCACAGTTAGTATTAGTTGCGGCTGCATTACAAGCATTTAGTTCTATTCAAGCTGGTCAAGCTCGTGGTAGACAATTACATTTGCAGGGAGCGCAAGCTAATCTTGAAGGTCAGCAACGTGCATTACAAGAAGAGCAAAAAGCAAATGTAGTTTTACAAAGATTAAATGAAACAAATGCAGCTGCTAGAGCAAGGGGATCTGCTGGTGGTGTTCAATCATTCCAAGGATCTGCTGCTTTAATTCAAGATGTAAATACTCGTAGAGCTGGTAAAGAGTTTGATATTGCATTAACTAGTGCTGCTGGAGCTGAAAGAATGGGACAGGCGCAAATGGCTATGTATGCATCAGCTGCTAACCAAGCTGAAAAGCAAGGTTATTTTAATGCTGCTATAGCATTAGCGTCAGGCGGATATCAGTACAGTCAGATAGGTGCTGCTCCGGCAGCTACCCAAACTGTTGGCAGCGCACCAACAGATACCTCTTCTTACACATTTAGACGGTAATAAATATGCCATTACCAACATACCAACAAATGGGATTGTTATCCACGCCTTCACAAAAGTTAGACTTTGCTGATTTGCGTGAGACAGAGAGATCATCACAAATGATGTCGCAGTCTCTTGATCGCTTGAGCGAGTTTGCGTTTAAGGCTGCTGCTAAACAAGCAGTACGAGAAGGTGAGCAATGGGCATATAAAAACCCAGTTTCTGATGATCAAATTAAGAGAGCCAAGTTAGGCTCTTTGGATATTGCGCTAGAGCAGCCAAAGGCTGGTACATTCTTTGGTGATGCAGCAAGAAAAATACAGGCTGGTCAACTTAGATCTACGCTAGAATTAACAGCTAGAAGCGATATAGCCAGAATATATCAGCAGGTAGAGGCTGGTGCAATTACAGACATAAAAACTTTAGATGATGAATTTTATGCAATTCAAAAAGGTAACGGTAAGGTTATTGCATCATTAGATCCAGAGCAAGCAAATGCTTTTCAAGCATCAATTGCCGCAGCAGCTAATCCTGTTTATCAGGCTGGCGCTAAGAAAATTGGCGAGTTAAGAGCTAAGTATATTGAAGACTTGGTAACTAGATCTTTAGATGATTATGATCCATTACTAAGAACATTAATTGATCAGGAAACAGATCCAAAAAGACTTTCCGAGCAGATAGAAATTGGCAGAAAAGCAATATTAACTCAAGCAGTACAAACAAATAATGTTGCTGCATTTACTGCTACTCAAAAAGCTATAGATTCAAAAATTGAAAAAGCATATGTAGACAGATTATCTAATTATTTATCGTCTGATGAATTTGCTATGGCTGCGCCAGACACAAGTTTTTCAGCAAGACTTGCTGCTCTTGAAAGTGGTAATGCAGGAAAGTATCAAGCAGTATGGTCAACCTTGCCTACTGAGTTACAAGAAAAAATTAAGACTCAATTCTTAAAGCGTGAAGGCGAGAAAGAAAAAGCTTTACAGGTAGATCAAAAAGCAAAAGATAGTCAAAATAAAGAGGACTCAATTGACGCTTTAAACAAATATTACAAAGGCGAAATAGGTCAAGAAGAAATAGTAAATACATTAATAGCGCTTGGTCAGGCAACTCCTGCTTTTCTTAAATCAATATACGCACAAGAAGAAAAACCAACTGATGCAAAGACGTTATTCTTTGTTGGCAACCAAATTGATAAAGGAGTTTTTGGTAGACAGGATATAGAAAAATATTACGCTAATGGAAAAATAAATCTTAAAGAATCTCTTGATTTTATAAAGCAGATTAAAACAGAATCAAGGGATTTTGCTGATGCAAAAATGATACTTAAAGGCAAATTAAAGTTACCAGCTGATGGGTTTATATTAGGTGACCAATATAAAAAGCAGCAAGAGAAATATGGCTCTATGCTTGCTGATTTGATTAATGCTTCTAATGAGGCAATAGCTGCTGGCAAACCTTTTAATCCAATTGCATACGCAAACAAAATGGCGGTAGAAGGTACTAGCCAATTATCTCAAGAAAATATTAAAAAGAAGGATGAAGCTTTAGCTGCCAGATGGAGACTTCTTGGTTATACACCTCCTTCAGACGGAACATTTTTTACTGAGGATGAATTAAAAAGAACCCCAACTCCTGATAAAAAAGGGACTCTTTCAAAAGAAGATATAAAAATAATTTTAAAATTGCAAAAGAATGCACAAGAGGCTAGAGAATGAATCTCGAAGAAAGATTTTTAAACCAAGCTGCTGCTGAAAAATTGCCTGAAGGTATTGTTGAGGTTCTTCCTCCAATAAGAGATCCAGATCAATTTTCTTCTACCGCTAGTAAGCGTGGAGATGGTGTTGGCTTTGCTACTGAAGCTGCTCAATCAAACGTGTCTGGTTCAAACGTAAATGGTCAGCAAGTTAAACCTACTAACCTTACATCATTGCCGCCAGTAACTGTAACAGCAACTAATGAACCATTAACTCCAGATCAAATAAATAAATTAATAAATGACCCAGCTCTTAGGTTTAGTGCTGTATCAGATCGAATTAGAGAAACATTTAATAATGAACCTAAATCAGAGCTGATACCTTTAAATAGAACTATGCGTCAAGAGTTAGCATATTCTATGCAGCAATTACTTGTTGATAAATTTGGTGTTGATAATTACAGAGCTGGCAGACTTTCTGAAAGTGTATTTGGTGGTGACAGAAGTGGCGCTCCTCTAGGTCTTGGTTTAATTGATGTGACTCCGTTTGTTATACCTCTAGCGTTTCAGGAATCTGGTCTATCAGCTCAAGAGTCATTTAAGTCTGCTGATCGTGGCAACTTAGGACAGGCTGCTCTTGAGTATGGCACTGGTATGGTGCAAGGCGCAGAAGCTATTCCTGCTGTAGGTATGGCTGTCAAAGGATTAAAAGCTGGCGCTAAATCATTGGCTCCAAATATTGCTGATGTTATGGAATCTGGAATGCGTAAGACTGGCATGATCATGGACATTGTGCCACCAGCTCCGTTTAATGATGTTGAAAAAAGCATAGTAACTAATGCTGCTGGAGATAATCCAGAATTAATGAAGTTAGGTGAAACCGCAGTTCAAAATATTAAGTCTAACTATCCTGAATCAAATGGATGGGTTCCAATAGAAATTAAAAATCTAACATTTAAAACTGCAAAAGATGGCAGTAAAACACCAAAAATTGAAGCAGAGAAAGTTCCATATAACTTCCATATTCCACCAGATGGAGTTAGTGAGCCTGTTTGGAAATCAAATATTACTTCAAAAATAGTTGGTGAAGTTCAAGACGTTGTTAAAAGAGCTAACTCTGGTGATCAAGCAGCGGTTGAAATAATAAATCAAGCAAGCTGGTATCGCTCAATGAGAGACAGGCTGCGTAAAGAATTTGGTGGTATTGGCGATGTGTTCGCTGACGTTCTTGGAACCACATCTGCACAAACTGGTGTAGAGCAAAACTTTGAAAACGCTGTAGAAATATTGCGTAGATTTTCTCGTGGTGAGTATGATAAAGAATTAGCTGCATACGAAAATAGAATTAAATCTGGAAAGCCAGTTGATCCTAAAACTTTAACAGCAATGCATAAGAGCGGAGAATTTCCTCTTATAACAAAAGCTGGTGGTGAATTATTTAATACAAATAGTCCGTCATCAATGGCTGCTTTGCTTGATATGTTTAGATCAGTAAAAAGCGGTGATTCTCCAAAGACACCAAACTTCACAGGTAATTTAATTGGTTTAACAAACGAAGCCACTATTGATGTGTGGGCTGCTCGTATGTTACGAAGAATGGCTGACTTACCAAGAATACCGCCACCAGCCGAAAAAGGTGTAGCAGGAAAACACCTTGTTGGATCAAGCTTGTTTAATCCAAAAGTTGGCAGTGAGTTTGGATTTGGTCAGGCAGTATTTAAAGATGCGGCAGATCAAATAAATCAAAGCGGAATTGTTAAGCGTGTAGCTCCACAAATTGGTAACCTTGGCCCAGATGATTTACAGGCTGTAGCTTGGTTTATTGAAAAAGAAAAATGGACTAATAGCGGCTGGACAAGTAAAGCTGGTGAAGGTGGATCACTTGATTATGAAATGTCTCTTGCTGGCGCACCAGATCCGCAAGCAGTTAAAGATTTGCGTAGAGATATAAATAAAGGATTTACATCAATATCACCTCGTAAAGCAGAAGTAGAAGACGCAGGTTATCAAGTTTTTGAATATAGAAACAATAAAGCAAGGCAAGCTTTTGAGGCAGGTAAGCCAGCGAAAAAAGCGCAACTTAAATCTATGGAAGCAAATGTAGATAGATACGTCCTTGGCATTTCTGGTGAGCGCCCTAATAAACCTATGAGTAACTATGCTCAAGCAGAACTTGCGGCTGAACACGATGACGTTGTGCGTAATGATAAATCTGTACTTTCATACAATCTTACAAATACGTTTGGTTCTTTTATGGGTCAAACAGAAAGAGCTTTAAATGCTGAATTTATTACAACACAAAAATTTAATCCGTCAGCATTAGAAAGAAGACTTGTTGAGCAAGGTAAGCAATACGATCAAGACGCTGTATTTATATCTAAAGTATTGCCGGATGGATCAAGTCCTAACGCTCGTCCAGCTGTAGAAATTTACTTTAAGCAAAAAATAACTCCACAGCAAATGGAGTCAGTTACACAAAAGTTAAGAAAATATGGTGTTGATGGGTTTACATATGTAACCGATATGCGATTTAGTGATCGTATTAATATACAAGCAAAGGCTGGCGGTGCAGATACAGCTGGCTTAAATGGTATACGTTTCCAATATATTCCTGAATTTGATGATGCATATAATGCAACAAATAGATCAGCAATAATGACGGAAAAACAAAATCTGTTTAGAAAGATTGTTCGAGATATAATAAAAGAGGGTAATGTATCTGATGCTCGTGTTGTGCATTACGACACAAAAGTTTATTTTAGGGATGACTACGATGCTTACATTGCAAGAACAGCTGGAAATGGAAATCAAGGAAAACGGGGAGTCGGATCCGCTGGTGCAAATGTTGCGGAACCAGATACAAGCGGAGAAGTCGGGAAAGAATTTACAAGAACTGTATCTGACAGGCTCCGTAAAAAGGGAGCAGCCACAGGCAAAGTAAATAAAACTAGTACCGCTAAAAACAAAGGGGCTGACTAATGGCTATCGAATCTCTTAATCAGCGCTTAGACCAACTATCCCCTGAGAATTTACAGGTACAGCAGACGCTACCTAACATTGAGCAGCCACCGTTTAATGAGGATACTGAGGCTATTCTACCTGCCGATGAGCAGCCAGTAGACGAGTTTGTGCCGGAGGCTGGTCTATTTACTCAGCTAGTTAGAAAGCAGATCAAGAAAGCTCCGCTAAGTACAGAGCGCAAGATCCTGCAAAAAGATATCCAGTCTGGCAAGGTCGGTGCGTATACAGTTATTAGAGAGGATGCGCCAGTTAATGAGATCCTAAACAAAGCTCAAACTACAACCGCATCAGGTAAGCCATCTCCTACTCAATCACAATTGGACGCTGGTGTAGAGAAGACTGTATTTAATTTGGATCAGATTAAGGACGTAGACGGTGTTCGTCAATTCATTGAGGCTACCGCATTACAGTATGGCGCTAATAAGCTGCCTAAGATGTCTTATAAGGAAGTGGCTGAGAAGGCTGCTGAAGACGGCTATGACGAGCGTTTTATAGCTAGGATACTAGATCCTAAAGTACAAACAACTGCCAGTCCAGAGGAAGCATACAAGATGATGCTTGCTATTACTGATGCTGGAAAACGTGCGTTTGATCTTGGTGAGCAGGTAAAACTTGCAGCTAATAATGGAACATTGAATGCTGATCTAGCCACTAAGTTTCATCAGGCTGTAGCTCTTGAGGGTGTGCTGCTTAAAGCTGCCAAGGGAAGACAGGCTGACATAGCTAGAACGCTGGGTATATTTTCACAGGCTCGTACATCAAGCGCAGCTAGAGGCGCACAGCTAGATACAATCCTTAATGAGGCTGGTGGTATTAGGAATTCATTTGAGCTGGCTAATAGCTACACTGCGTTGGATAGTCGTTCAGCTCGTTCTGCTTTGGCAGAAAAGACAATCTCAGGCACATTTCGTGATGTGTGGTACTCGACATGGATTAACGGTCTATTATCATCTGGAGTTACTCACGCAAAGAACATAGTAGGTAATGCTGCATTTGGTGCGTATCAGATACCAGAAAGAGTTA